GCAGCTTCTTGCTCGGAATGAGGGTCATCAATAATGAGCAGATCAGCACCTTTACCAGTAACAGTACCGCCAACACCAATAGCAAAATACTCCCCGTTAGCATTAGTACTCCAACGCCCAGCAGCTTTACTATCCGATCTAAGAGATACATTAGGGAATACTTTGGCATAGTTTTCTCCATCGACTAAGTTACGGACTTTACGTCCAAAGCCAACCGCAAGCTCCGCTGTATTAGAACATTGGATAATTTTCTTTTGTGGGAATTTGCCTAAGAACCAGGCAGGAAGCAAATAAGAAGCAAACTCAGACTTAGTATGACGAGGAGGCATATTAATGATAAGTCGCTTGATTTTCCCACTGGCTATCTCCTCGAATTTTTGTGCCATTAATGCGTGATGTTGGCCATGAATAAAGTTTGGCCACATGGTTTTGACAAATGACATAAAGTCAATTTGCCCTGATTCCCTGGTTAAAGACTCCTGATAAGCCGCAGCCAGCGGCAGCAGTGGAGCCTGCTCATCCTCTGGAAGCAGCTTAATAATCTCTAAGAGATCATCCATTGATATTTCTCAACTTCAAGTAAGCGGGACGAATAGATCTGGTTCTTTTAGTATCGCCTTTACATATCCCTAGCTCAATTAAGGTCCTCATCTTGCGGGCTACATTTCCCCGCCCCCTATCGCCAGTGATGTGCATAATATCGTCTATAGTTGGTCCAAAGCCATATTTAGCCCACCATTCTTCGATTACTAGATAGATTTCTTTTTGTACAGGTGTCATAGATAGGTCAAATATACAGGGGTGTTCTCACCCACATAGCAACCTTCGATGTTGTAGTAAAAATACTCCCAAGCTTCTTCTTTGCTCATATCCCGCATGAGGATGTTAATAACCTTGTCAAGGTCATAGCATAAAGCCTGGGTTCCTAAACGGTTGATTACACCGACTATGGCTTCTTCTAAGCCGTCAGCCTGCACTAACTCTGGGTAGTCTTCTATTGCAAACATTGAATCTCCTCACCTATAAACCCGTCTATGCCACCGTTGATTGCCATGTTGACCATCTCATTAGCCAACTCTAAGGCAAGGTCTTCGCCACTGGTGTGCATGGTCACTTCGCCTGTTTCCTCGATTTGTATGTGAATACTTGCTAACATTGTTTTTTTCAAGAAATATCCCCCCCGTCATTTTGTATAGATTTACCTATGGGGGTCATTTGTAAGTCAGTGCCCACTTCTACCCACTGGGGATTTGATACCCCCTCCCCTATCTGTTGGGATTGATTGTGTGGAATACTATGCAAATGTCCCGCCACGGACTCGGCCAAAAAATGGGTGGTGGCACTTGGTGGGGGGTCGACTTTTGCCGTTTCACTGGCCGTATCCCCATCCGCAGAGATGGATTCCAGTTGCAATGGTTCTGATTGATCGCTGGGTTGATCCTTCACCTCTGTTATCTCATGGGCTTCTACATCCTGTATCTCTCTGAGTAGATCCTCAGCCGTTCTCTTGGTCTGAGTTCTCAGGGATTTGGAATTAGCGATGGCAAGCTGGACGGCATCCATGAGCTTGGCCTTCAAACTGGCAGAGTCAACGCTATGCACCAGCTCCCGTCTCTCAGTGAACAGTGCCACCTCAGTCATCTTCCCCACCAGCTCAAGAGCCCTGAGTTGCTCAGTGGGCTTTAGGTCATCATTTAATGCCATGCTAGAGAGCTTATGGATAGCGAGAGCCCTTAAACGAGTGGGTAAAAGATATTCCTCCACCTCTTTCTGTGCTTCCAGTGCCTGTATGTAGGTGCTCACATTGGGACGACTGGCCACCTTGAGGGCATCCCGATGGGCAGTAGTCGCTTTACCCTTCGTATCATATGCCCTACGATAAGCCTCAGTCTTGTTCCCCGTCTTCACCAGTTGCTCAGCAAACTCCTTCTCCTTCTTCGTAAGCTGGGTTTGTTTGCTCCTAGAGCCAAGAATGATCGTATCAATCGGGACTGTGTTCAATCCTTCCTTGATCTCTTTACGGGTGAGCTTCTTCATGGGTCTGCTTTAAGTATTCCATAGGTATATCAATACCCCTAAGTATAGACTATCTATCTCATGGTTGGGGACGGGCATATACATACTCTCTTATATCTCTTACTGCTTCTTCCGTATCAACACTGTTCGCCTTCGGCTATGGCGGGCTTTTAGCGGCACTCATGCGGGCTACAGAGCTCTGCTTCCCTTTTTTACGGACACTGCATCACAAGTAAGGCAATTATCACCTGGGCGGTCTGCCCTGAGAGCCTTATCCAGCAAGGGTCTAAAAATATTTTGCAGAAAGTGTTGCAAGTCAAGTGTTTTGGATTATCATTTAATCTCATTCACTAGATGAATGATTTTTAAACCACCTACTAGGAGCAGATATGCAGACACTACAAGACACAATCGCCATATGGGATAAGCAGATAGATGAGGAGAAGATGATTCAAGTTGTAAGAGCATACGCTGGAGCTTTATACAACGAAGGTTGGGATGCGATAGTAGAAGCATGGTCGGATGGGGATATTCTTGAGTATCTATCAGAATCCCAGTTCGATATGGCTAAGACGCTTAAAGCCATTCAGGAATGGATTGATCTTCGTCAGGAGATGTCTGATAACTGCCAGTTCTAACCCAGTCAAACTGATGAGCCTTCAATAGGCGAAACCCTTCGGGGTCTTTGACAACACTGCTAGGAGATAACGATGCAACCATCACTACTCAAGAAGATAGCTAAGGGAGAGTTCTTTAAGCTAAAAGGCACTGAGACTTCCCCTGTTTGGGTCTGCGACTACTACTGCCGTTCTTCCCGTCAATACTGGGTTCATAAGTTTGACGATATGAATCATGGGAAGTTCATCAGGGGTAATCGTGTTGTTTTTACTGGTTTTACTTTCTAAGGAGATTGATTATGTTTGGAGTAATTGCCTGTAGTGATCCTAAGTTCCCATACGCTATTGAGGATGAGAATGGAGAGATCATGGCACTGTTTGCGTATATGGACGAAGCCTTGAAGGTAGCTGAGTTCTTGAATCGGTCTTGAGTGCTGTAATCCTGATGCCCTTCGGGGTATCGGGATTGCCATTCGGTAATCATTAACTGCTAGGAGAAATAAATTGGAAACACAAACCAACACAATCGATTTAACCCAGTTCTTTGGCACTACCCAGTATTGGAGGACTCAGCCTATGTTTGCACCGAAGCTGGTTCATACCGATGGGGTTCAATACTTTGCTGATACTGCTGGGGCTTACTGGTTCTTGGATATCGTGGCTACTGAGGGCTATGAGCTCCATAAGAAGAATCCCTTTATGTCTATCAACATGGAAGTTGCTGATGGTAAAGCCGTTATTGCTTTTGATGATGGGGATTTGAATACTTTGAAGATTAAGAAGATCGCTATGACTGATTGCCCTTCGGGCATTTATACCTTCTTCTTGGCCGACAATGTCTTTATGTTGACTTCGGAGTATTGATCGTGGCAGAGCTCATTGATAGCATGACAGTGAGCTCTCCTCTGATGCTGGAGGGGAGCTGGGGGCAGAGAGATTTGGGGACTCATGAGTCTACCTTAGAGCTCTACTACCACAAAGACTGCACTGGGTTCATTGAATGGGATATTCCTGAGCTGGACTTGTTTGAGCATATTGGTCTGTGGTTTTCCATTGATCGGGATGGCAAACGGAGTCTGGTCGAATATGATGGGGTCATGTCATTGAATGACCATGCGATTGCCCTACTTCGTAAGAATGGGGTTTATGTTAATTCTGAGGAGTTTGAATAATGGATACTTTGAAAGAGCTGTATCAGTTGATGACTGTTGTATGGTCTGAGCTGTTGTCCTTCGGACTGATATTGGCGGGCTTTTATGCCATATGGTTAGTAGTTTCTGCAATTCTCAAATGGGGGAGAGTCATATGATCTGTGAACATAGTGGTGATAGCTGGTGGGAATACGATGCTCAAGGTATCCCGTTGGCAAGGGTCTGCGATAAATGCGTGGATGCAGTCTTGAGCAAATATCGGCCTGAGATTTTGTCGGGCTATTCACAATCTGATGTAGATGAATCAATCGAGGAGCAATAACATGGGAGTTGAATCAAACCTATATACGACTGTTCAAGAAATGTATTTTGATCTAATGGACTTAGGGAAAACCAATTATTTGAAAGGGATGCCAGTAGCTGGTTTTCAGGAGTTTGACAATATGCGTGATTTTATTGACGAACAGATAAGTAAATTACATTACCTTGAGAATCATATGAGAGCATTGTTTAACATTACTGAGGAGCAATAACATGGGATGGACTGGAATGACTCCGCCTTATCATGGCGATAAAAAACGCTGGTTGGCAGACGAATTTAAACAAGTTGGTGAAATTGGCACTAACCCGTCTTTTGAGTTGACTGATATCAGCATCAAGGGACGGGAAGCATACGGCATTCTGAATGTCGTTAAAGCCGATGGCACTAAGACTGGGTTTGGCATGGTCATATTGCTTGAGTGTTCTGCAAAAGAATGGGTCATGAAAGAAATGACAGAAGATATGATGCCTTACTACTTCAACGCACCAAAGAAGCTGATACATAAGCTGGATGAGCTTTACCCAGCATTGAATGACAATGCCCGTAAATGGCGTGAGAAGTGCCTATCAAACTGATGAGTCTGTAAGGACGAAACTGGAGTGATCCAGTCTTTGATTAACTGCTAGGAGATTGAAATGA